ATCCACTGTCGCCACAAGGAAATTAACGCCATCCGGCACACTGCGGGAAGGAACTGGCTCTGCCCGCTGCTCAAGCAATTCACTTTTTCGTTGCTCCATGCTGGCACGAGGAAGATAAGGCAATCCCCAGTCGGTGTTGATAACCGCCCTGAGTGTTTCTTCGCTTCCTGTCGCTTCATACTCCTGTTCTGCAGTCAGTAATTTGTAAACCAGTTGCGCCCAGGTCTGATACGCAGCAGCTGGCCCTTCCATCCAGAAACTGGCGATACGGGAGCGGCGCGGTTCACCGGAAACGTTGCCGTTACGATCAATGACCTGACCTTCACGCAACCAGACTCCTGCACTATTGAGCTCACGCTTTTTCTCCGCAGTGATAATGCCGCTGCAGTGCGGGCAAAGTAGATACGCCGCCTCACTGGCTTTAAAGGGATCCGGTTCATTACGGTAGCCGGTCATGGCATCCATGGCTGGCTGAAAATATTCACCGCAGTGCGGACATGGCCAGTACCAGCGGCGGCGGTCACCACGATTGTAAAGGGAAAGAATACCAGTCGTCGGTGGCGCTTCATGAGGCGACTTACGTCGCCATTTGCTGTCGCAGATGTCACGTCCCGGCGAGCTCTCCACCAGAGTCATCCCGGCGGACATAAATGTGGTGGTACGTTTTGAGGCCAGGGAGAAACCATCACCCTCGCTGTCGATATTCTCCGGAAAACGGTCGTAATCGGTTAAGGCGACAAACCGGTAATCCGACGACGACATAATGTTGACCGAGGGCCAACCAATTTTAAGGAACGAGCCATCCCTGAACGTCTTATCATGAACATTATTGTCGTTACGACGTGGACTCATTCTTTTCTTTACCGCCGCACTGCTTCTGAACGTTCTGTCGAGGCGCTTTTTAGAATGCTCGCGGGCCTTATCTTCGGTCATCTGCACAACGAGCATGTCCGAAGGATCGCAAACGATGGTATAGACAATCCATCCATCGATCAGACCAATGGTCTTCCCTGTTCGCGCAGGACCAACAAAAATCACCGCATCGTATTCACGCGATGCCAGGCAGTTCATGGGCTCAATGATGTAGGGTGTCAGTTCAGGATCCCATGGCACCGAGTTACCAGCCCCCTTGGGAACACGCATGAATTTTTTAACAGCCTCCGAAATCGGCATGCGACGTGGTGGGGAAAATCCTGCCGATATGTCCCTTCCCAAATTTCGGGCTGATGAAAAACCCATTATTCCTCCTAGAGACTCTCTCCTTCCTCATCAGGAATTAATTCAGCAGCACAAGCCTCGTAGGATTTTTCCTGAAGAGTGTATCGCAGGTCATCAATGGCCTGCTGTACAACGCCGACGGCCTGAGGAGTCAGGGCGCAATCGCGCTCAAGAACATCCGGAATTGTCTCCAGAACCTGGACGACAGCCTTTCTCATGGACGAATAGACGATGACTACTTCATCAACGGGGATGAGTTTTCGCTGCTCCTTTTCCAGCTTGATCCTTTCATTTTCAGACTGGTACCAGTCCTTTCTCTCTTTCGGCTCCATACGGGATGGATCATGAACAGAGTCTGCTGCCTCATGCTTCACACTAAACAGGGCAGGCCCGACATGCTGCAGGGCGTAAACGGGGTTCCCCCTGACAGTCGCTGCCACAGGAGTGTTGGCCGCGAGGAGCCGTTTTTTTACTGTGTCCCGGTGAAGCCCAAAGGCCTCGGCGATTTTAAAAACACTCCAGTAATAAGCATCACCGATCCCGCTCACATTTGACATAAGCAACTCCATCTGGCAGGTGAAAATCGGGTTTATTTATATATTTCAATTAATTGCAAACTAGTCTAATGACAGGGAGAAAAAAATATTGTACAGGTGAAAAGAGAAATAACTTTTAATTATCAATAAATTACCGAACATGCTGCCGCCGCCATGGAAATGCAAAAACTAGCCTTTTTCCGCGACGCTCCCGCCCCGTGGCAAGGCCACCCCACCGGGAGGACCCATGAAAAATGAGAGCAATTATCATTTATGCTCAATTAAACATCAGCATTATCGCAGCCCCTCACTGAAGGACTGCTGTAATGCTGATTGTTCAACATCAAAAAACCCAATCTGTTGCAAGTTATAAAAGCAACAAACGACATTGCGCGTTAAGATTTTCTTAATATTTAAGAAATATATTTTTTAATCTCATTTATTTTTGCAAAAGACTTTTCATATGCAGCGTCGAGAAATAAAGAAAATTACTTATTTAATCACTTTGATTTTAACTACTCTTTTGTTTGTTTATTTTTTAAGAACACCCACCACAATCAATATGAAACAGGCGCATAAAATAAATCAACAACACCAGACAATTTTCCTTATCCGTCACGGTGAACGATGTGACAGAAGCAAAAATGCATGTCTCTCAAGCAATAAAGGAATTACCGTCAATGGTGCCATTAAAGCTCGTGATTATGGAAAAATATTTAGCAATACTTTCCCGTCATTCAGACTTTACTCCACGGATACCATACGGACAATGCAGACAGCCTGTTTTTTCTCTGGAGGAAAAGCAGCCTCCCGGATACCGTTGGCTGCAACATGCGGACTTGATGCTGCAAAGAACATACTCAAATTGTCATCCGATAATAAAACTACCGTTATATTCACCCATAATCATTGCCTGACACAAATAGCAAAAAAAATGAAATGGTGGAAGTTAAAGCCAGAATATCTTGAAACACTGGTTCTTCATATCGAAAACAATCGTCTCATTCTTGACGGAAAACTGACTCACGATAAAGCGTAACAATCATTCAAAGAGTCAACATATTTTCTGCATTAACCCCGAACAGTTCCTCTGCCGGGGTTTTGTATTAGTTATCGCCTCAACTGAAAATGCGGTCCGTCTTTCAGGCTGGTCCAGTCCCCGCCCCATTCGATGGCAGTTCCCAGCTCTGCGGCAGCCTGCTTAAATGCCTGCGCGATTTTCTCGTACAGAGGCCAGTCCCATGACACCTGGCTGCCAACCCAGGCCACAACATCCACCGCATCACCGGTCAGGTGGCGGCTGTTCATGGTCTGGCTCTTGCCTTCTGCAACCAGCTGTTTCTGGCGTTCTTTCGTGCGCAGGCCTTCCGTAATACCGAAATCAACCTCCGACAGTTCAAGGGCGCGGCGAACTACAGCAACCAGCTGTGGTTTGACGCCTTCCAGATTTTTCTCGCTCCGGCGGCTGAATCTGAATTTACCCGACATATTCACCTCAACAATGGAAAGATTCTTGTGACGTTCCCGCGTGCGCGTATCACCAGCACGCAGAACAGCAGATTAAAAAACACATCCAGCCAGCCCGTTGCTAACGGGCGACCACACAGATAGCTGAGAGGCGCAAAGGCATACAGCAGCATCAGCAGCCAGGCCAGCCATGACATCAGCGGTTTATGCCTGGAATCACGACGACGATAAAAAAAGAGCGTCAGCACGATAACCGTGCATAACGCCACATTCAGCAATCCGGGAAGGTTACTTAACATTACCGCCTCCTCCGCCTCGCTGGCGGGAGAACAGTCCTGACACCAGCGATGCGATATCCTGCTGGTGGATGAACGACAGAATCTTCACTGACACCACAGACACCAGCACTGCACACAGCGCGTCGACAGATTTACTGTGAAGCCCCAGTTTTTCGACCAGATAAGACGCCATCACATCCGCCCCCAGTACGCCGATAATAAACGACACCAGAAAATGCGCCGCCACCCGCCAGACAGAAAGCGCCTGCGGCATCGTTGCCACAAACAACGCCCCCGCGAACGCACCAAACACAATCCCGAAATCCGTTCCGGTGAACAGCCCGAATACCGTCGCCCCTCCGAGCGCAGCCGCCGTGCCGGAACCGGATAAGGGTTCAGACATACTTTTTTCTCCTGTAAATAAAAAAGGGCCACCAGCGGCCCGTAAAAAACAACACCCCGTCAAAGGCACCCACAGATACCTTTTGTGTGGTGTATTCAGATTTGACATACGCTGAGCAGGGCGAAGAAATGAAAAAGGCCCGCAGTAGCGAGCCATGAAGAAACTGAATAAAAAAAAACCGCCTGGTACGGCGGTTAAGATGAATTTCCAGGTTTTGCTTAATACGTGATTAATCTCAACGTTTTTTATAGATGTTAACAACATCGGAATGATGCATCACCGGCCCTGTCAGGAAATACAAAATCTCCACCGATAATGCACCATTACGCTGTTGTAAAAAAACAGCACTGGACTGTAACCGATATCACGTATTACAGAACAGGATGTGGATAAAGATTCAGGAAAACATCCCACATATAATATGTCAGTGCCCAAAACAACTTGGTATCGTCTACTGCTGGAGCGGGTAGCGGGAATCGAACCCGCATCATCAGCTTGGAAGGCTGAGGTAATAACCATTATACGATACCCGCATATGGTGCCGACTACCGGAATCGAACTGGTGACCTACTGATTACAAGTCAGTTGCTCTACCTACTGAGCTAAGTCGGCACAGAACCGCCACCGAGGTATCGAACTACCACTTAAATGATGGTCGGCTCTTCCCGATGAGCAGATGGCGGTGTTCCCTTAATGGGATAGCTGTATTCAGTAATCCGTTATTCGAATACACCATCGAAGGAACAAGCGCATTATATACATTCACGATTCGTGTTATTAGCTAATTGCGCACAACACAGCTTCATTTAACGAAATGCCCCCCCAGAAACAACAAAACCCGCTCAATGGCGGGTTCTGGTAAAGTTCATGCGCTTGGTTCGCCTCGCGATACAGCTTTGCGAAGCATACCGGAATTGAAGCAATTTATGCGTAAAAAATCAAGCTATTTTTTGAGCAAATGATTCTCGCATGGGAATATACAGGGCATATTCAGCAACGGCTAACCAATTAGCAATTCGCTTTTCGCATGTGCTAAAACACCACTCAGGATGTGCATCATTCAGCAATTCAGCCATTTTACGCTTAGTCATCCCCCTCCCTTCATATCGTTGCCGGAGGATACAAATCAATCCTGGGTGTTTTGCCAGCACTTCACTAATCACCCGATCAATGCATAACGCCTCCGCATCCGTACAATGCGCCAGCCAGCTTTTTTGCTTTCCTTCGATCATCTCACGAAAATATATCGCCAGCTCAATTTTATCCATTCCCGCTTTTTTCATTCTGCGCAGGGCTTCATTGATGGCTGTTTTCGTCAATTTTTTGGATGCCAGCAACTGGTTAAACATATTCCCCGTCTTACCGCCGCCAATATACGACCAGCGCCCCCACATACGCAGTTTCCCCTGAATCCAGACACTTTCCAGCGTGGTGAGACGAAGGTGTTCCCCGCTTTTTCCTGTATTTGTTGGGTAAATCATAAATAACCTTCCTTTCTCCAGATTTCTTGTGTGCGAAAAACACCTTCTGCATGCATCAGGCGTAATTCTTCTTTGGTGTAATCGCTGGTTTTTACTCTCCCGTCGATTAAATCGTGGCATGAGCTACAGGCAATCGCCGCCTGCATATCGTGTGGCTTTATCGCGGTTCCGCACGTTCCCGCCAGCCGGTAATGCGCCAGTACAGACGTTTCAGGATTGTGATTGCAGTAGCCAGGAATTCTGACCTGGCACATCTGGCCCCGCGCCGCTTTACATAAATTCACCATTACGCAAACTCCAGCAACTGCGCGGCCACATTTTCGACTTGTTCCGGCGAGGAAAATTTACGGAACAGGATCCAGTTCCACAGCACATTCAGTACAGATTTATAAACCTGCTGAAACTCGGTTTCGTCCATATTCGCAAACGCGATGGATTTCGCCCTGCGCCCACGGCTACCGTCCGGATAAAAATGTTCGGTGTAAAATCCAGCCTGAATGGTTACCCACTCGCGAAAAGCCTCAAACGACTTTAGCAACGCCGTATCCCGGGTTCTACGAGTCGCAACGGTGTTAAGGTATTGCTCTGCGGCATCACTCAGGGCTGGCGTGTGTTCCCGACCAACTGATTCGCACAGGTAATCAACGAAACCAGACAGCAGTTCTCGTTCGCGAGGCGTGATCGCCCCACCGACCGGAGTCCAGTAATCGAATCCCAGTTGCAGGAGTTTGAAAAAACGCTTGTGGAATGCGTAGTTACGCACACGCTTAAAGTCTGCGTGTATCCACTCACCTATTTTGATTTGATGCAGAAAATCGCAACTCTCCGGCGTCGCCGGGAGAAGTAAACCAGAAGAAGTTTGTTTGACCAGTTGTATATGCGCCATTTCTCAATCTCTCGATGGCGCAGTGCAGCAGATGCCAGTTGTTCAGGCTGACGTATAAAGTATAAATAAACTGGTTCCAGTGTAAAGCCCCCACCTTAATGGAATAAAAACCAAACAACAGATTGCTGGGATACAAACAACGCTTATTATTAAAAGCGGTTAAACAAATTAAATTTTAATGTTATGCAAATTTGTTAGATCACCATAATATCTCATTTGAAAACCGCTGAAATAACAACCCTATCAGGGTTAATCATATTAAGGTGAGTAAATATGGAAAACAACAAATCTGCACATTACGTTCCTTTTTTATCTGTAATACTTTTTGTTTTATGCTGTGCGTGGGCATTATTTTTATAAAAATATTCACAGATAAAATATACCCGCCAAACCTGGTTAAGTGCGGGTGCGTTGAGGAGGCCTGACACATCAGAGGTGGCGAGGGATTCTTCATCATCTAACCAGCAACCTTAACTTTGGGATTCACTAATTTAAGTACGCTAAAGGTGTTAAAACCCCGAGCCACCCAGGGACTGCTTGAAAAGTATATAAAAATCAATATCAACTATCGATTTTACCTAAATGTTATGATATAAAAAGTTAGCGTATCATTACGCATCCACAATATTCGAAGGTTTCCATATTCAATGTAAGATGTCGACAAAGGCCTATTATTCTATGGATATCATAACAAAAATCATTGAAGACGCTCAAAAATTACAGTTATCCTCTGCAAATGAAGCTGAAACACGCCTTAAGATCATAGATCAAATACTCTTTGAAGTATTGAAATGGACTAGGGATGATGTATCGGTAGAAACTCGAGTTAGCGAAGATGGCGAGACTACTTTTGCTGATTATGTCATTAAAACAGCAAGTACTGCGTTTATAATTGAAGCCAAAAAAATTGGTCAGGCATTCGACACAAAACAATTCGATAGGAGACTGAAACTCAACAACAATAATCTTTCCGGTCCTTTTGGAGATGCCATAATTCAAGCAAGAGATTATTGTAGAAAACTGAGCATTCAATTTGCTGTTGTAACTAATGGTGAACAATGGGTTATATTCCCAGCAAATAGAACGGATCAAGTTGCATTCAACTCATCTTACGCAATTGTATTTAACAATTTACAAAGTGCACTTAAAGATGACTATACAGAATTTTATGACTTATTATCAAGAAAAGCAGTTATAAACTCTAGCCTTGAAGTTACTTTATTAGGCAACAGGGAAGATCAAATAGAAGAAAGACGCTTAAAAAATACAGTCCGTAAAAGTATCTCTTATGATGCAAAGAATCCAATATACCCATTAGTCGAAGAAGCAATTATCGGTAGTGACTCCAACTTACTGATAGTGTTTTATGTTCAGATAATGCCCGATGACCTTGTCATGCCGCTCCACCGATTTTGAGAACGACAGCGACTTCCGTCCCAGCCTTGCCAGATGTTGTCTCAGATTCAGATTATGTCGCTCAATGCGCTGAGTGTAACGCTTGCTGATAACGTGCAGCTTTCCCTTCAGGCGTGATTCATACAGCGGCCAGCCATCCGTCATCCATACCACGACCTCAAAGGCCGACAGCAGGCTCAGAAGACGCTCCTGTGTGGCCAGAGTGCGTTCACCGAAAACGTGCGCCACAACTGTCCTCCGTATCCTGTCATACGCGTAAAACAGCCAGCGCTGACGTGATTTAGCACCGACGTAGCCCCACTGTTCGTCCATTTCCGCGCAGACGATGACGTCACTGCCCGGCTGTATGCGCGAGGTTACCGACTGCGG